CCTGCTGTGTTAACCGCTGTTGGTTGATAAGTGTTGATATCTTCTTGATTTGAAAATCTAATAAACATTTCATCTTGTGTAGATGGTGTTCCAATCGTTGTTTCTGTTCCAAAGAATACTAAGTGTCTATCAGGAGTAGATACTAACATATCACGTGATGCTGTTGGCGCACCACTAATAATAGTTGCTCTATTTGTTACAGCGTTTGTTGCATTTGAATCCCATTCAAATACTTGTGCATTATGAATTAATGCAATTACTTTGTCGCCAAAGTTATCAATAGACCATAAACCGGGATCAATAACTAAGTCACCTGATGCTGCTTCACCCCATGCAATATAATCAGAACTATTTAATATGGTTGCTCCATTTGAATGAGTTGCTGCTGTTGTATTTCTAACCCCTCTTGTAACACCTGTTAGAGTATTACTACTTATACCTGTGTATGAAATTTCTTCTGATCCTATTTGTATAAAGTTTGTACCTGATGTTGGAAACAAAGATGCATCTGTTAATACAATAGTTGTAGTTACAGCATTGATACCACCATTTAAAGTAGTAGTTGCTTCACCTGTTACAGTTCCACCCCATGCAGCTAATCCCCAACCAAAGCCGGGTAATTGTTCTGCGGGTCCTACTGGATAATAATGCTGTACTCTGATACCACCAGATGCTGTAGCACCTGAACCTGTCTCTGATGATGGCATTGTAATAGTTAAAGTTGTTCCTGTTGGAACAGATGTCACCATAAATTTTTTATCATCAAAGTCTGATGCTGAATAGTTAGAGTTTGTAATAGCTGTAAAATTATCTAAAAGTAAAATATCGTTGACTGCTATATTATGGTCCGTGCTGAATGTTAATGTAACCGTTGTTGAACCATTCGTTGTACTAAATGCATTAGTTAATGTTGTTGTAGTTTTGATAGGATGAATGTCATAAAATACACCACCTGTGTAAGCGTATAAAATCCTGTTTGTACCTATGATTGCAAACTTGTTACCAGATTTATTGACTAAATGATGTAAAGCTCTTGCAGCTCCTGTAAGTTTAGACTCACCTAACTGTGACCAGCCACCTATCTTTTCAGGTGTACCATATCTAAAACGTACATTATCTCCACCAACCCATTGTCCTTCGGCTGTGGTTTCTGTAATTTGTTTATTAAATCCTGGTTGAAAGCCTATTTTTTGTAACATAAATTAATCCGTTTATGTAGGTTATATCACATTTCTATTGAGAGCAACAGATTAAAAGCAGAGGGAATCTGTGGTGGATCATCCCCCTGCAAGCCTAATGTATAGACTATTTTTTAGATTTTGTCAACTTCACGCCTTTGAACCAAGCAGGTGCACCTAGTAAAGGTCGTTTGTCTAAGTAGTTTTCTTTAGCTGTTTTAGAACTAGCTTTATTATAATGTAAAAATACTTGTCCACAGTTCTTGCCTTTAAATTCTTCTCTCCAATGTTCAAGATCACAACCAGAATAGATTAACATGTCTCCTGGTTCAAGACTCACTTTAACACCCGCTTGACCTTGTTTACCTGTTGGATCAAGATAAATGGGCCATGGGTCACCACCTAGATTTAATGTAGTAGATATTTCACATGAATATCTATCTTTGTGACGAGCTAGGACATCACCTTCTTTGTATATTCTTGCATATGAATAAGTCTCAGATAATTTTAATTTTGTATGTTTTTCCATTACAGGTTTTACTTCTTTTAATAAAGTCTCCATTGCAATATCACTGTAATGTGAATAAGTATTTGGTACCTGTTCATCATTCCATATACCAAAGTATTCTGTAAAAGGTGAAATATATTTTTGATCAAATAAAAATCTTGCAACTTCTCTTTTGTTCAAGAAATATTTGTAAACAAACTCTGCAATCTCAGGTGAGATAGCTTTTTTTAATACTGTATATTTATTTTTTTTGAATGACATTTTTTATCCTTTTTAATTTCTTTTGTATATCTTTTAAAAACATTCTAACAAAATCATCAGACTCTTTGTTTTTAGTATCAGAATTTAAGATAGTATTTATAAAAGATTTTTTAAAATTTTTATTAGACATTAGCATTTAATACTCCTTTTGGTATTGCCTGACAATTCCAATGTATAAATCTAAACGGATTATAACCCATATCTACAATGTATTGATGAGGCATGTATGATGGAAAGAACATAATTCTACCTGGTTTAACTTGATAACTAATTTGAGATGAAGCATAGGTTACTTTTGTTTTATCTTTTTCTGGTAATAAATTCATAACATTACCTGGTCTTGGATCTTCGAACATTGGTAAAGATGTAGACTCATCTGCTTTTAAAAAATAGAAACCAGATATGTGACCATTCCAATGAGTATGTAAAGTATGGTGTCCTCCACCTTTTTTAGCAAACTCTTGTACCCACATTTCTGTAGTAAATAACTGATGACCAGACATATCAAAACCCATCTCACCTAATAAGTTATGTGCTGTTGCACCTATATAATCTTGTAATTGTTTAAAGTTAGGATCACCAATTAATGTTGTTGAATGAAATACATGACCCATGTCTCCTTTGTCACCAAACTTTTTATTACGTTTATCAATAGCTGGTTTTAAACTTTTCTTTGATGCTTCAATATATTTGTCTGATGCTTTATTTAAACTATCTACAAATTTTGGTTCATCTGCAAACCATATAGGACATTTAAAAAATTCTTCTAATTGTAATTGTTGAGGATATCCATCTGCACTACCACATGACATCTCTTCTAGTTTTTTTCTTGTTTTTTGTTTTCTAGTTTTTTTCTTTTTCATATTTTTCCTTTATTGAAATGGATATCCTAAGTTCCATATTACTAAACTGTTTCTTTCTCCACTTTTAACAGGACATACTCTATGCCATACAAATGAAGGAAACACAACCAATGATCCTTTAGGTAATATTTCTGTACATTTTTTAACGTTTCTTTTTTTATCTGGATCTAAATTTCTAAAATCAAATTCTAGTTCTCCACCTTTATAATCTTTTGGATCAGATAAAGTAACTGTTACAGATAGTTTTCTAATCTTACCATGTGATGGATCACCTTGTTGTCGTTGATAAGGTTGATCCCAGCTATCACAATGCCAATCATAATACTGGCCTTTTTTATATTTTGTAAACTGACAAGACTCACTAAAGTCCCAATTAAAATTCCAACCAGCGTTAGCGTTTGCTTGATGCACATAAGGTTGTATTTCTTTATAAACCCATCTATCATTCATCCAAACAATGTCTGAGTTTCTTTTCTTTTTTAAATCTTTTGTTTGTTTTGCATTTAATTTTTTACCATCGCCATAACCGCCAGTGACTGCCATTTGATCTTGCATTTGATGACCATATTTTACAATGTCATCACAGATACGTTCTGGAACGGCTGATTGAAAATACCAATAATAATTTGTTAGGTTCATATGTCTTTATATAATATTTATAACTTAGTTATAATTAAAGTAAAGAGAAATAAAAAGAATTGATCTAGATCAATTATGAAACTGTCAATGTTCCCGAAGCTGTGAATGTAGCTATCTTATCTCCACCTGGGTGAGTTGAAATTGATCCTCCAGGAGTTGCTGAAAAAGTAATTGCACTTGGTCCTCTAACAAGAACAACACCTGATCCACCACCTTTACCACCATCACCTTCACCGCCACCACCACCACCACCGCCAGTGTTAGTTGATCCTGATACTGATCCTGAAGCTCCTTTACCACCACCGCCTGGACCACCTGATCCACCTGATCCTCCAGAGTGACCAGAACCACCACCACCTCCAGCTCTTGTTGTACAGTCTACTGGCGAAGAACTACTACCTGGACCACCATTTCCACCAGCCCCACCAGGACTACCACCTCCTCCAGTTCCACTTCCACCAGCTCCACCTCCACCACCACCGTTTACACCTGCGGACGCTTGACCGTTAAATCCTTCTGGTGGAGAATATCCACCTGCATTTCCTGATCCACCTGGAGCTCCTGTTTGAGCGCCACCACCACCTGATCCACCAGGTCCACCTGGATTTGGTGAAGCATAATTACCACCTCGTCCACCTCCAGTTGATGAATTACAAAAAGCTGAACTTGTACTACCTTGTGATTGAACACCACCGCCACCACCAACAACAATAGGGTAATCGGTTGAAGTACCTAAAGCTACTTGTTGAGTAAGAGATCTGTAACCACCTCCACCGCCACCACCAGAGTTTCCAGCACTATTACCACCACCTCCACCACCGCCAGCGACTATTAAATAATTTAACTCTACCATAACAGTTCCATCAGGCCATGTTCCTTGATTTCTTGCGCTAAATACACTTTGCATTGACCACACACCACTTGCTTTGTTTAATTCTTTTACGACTACGATTCCTGAGCCACCTGCTCCTGATGGTCCACTGTTATCATCTTGACCACCACCGCCACCTCCAGTGTTAACTGTGCCTGAACCTGCACCACCTGAATTTGCTCCTGCACCACCTCCACCTGGACCACCGGCTCCTGCTGGTGAACCACTTGGACCAGAAGTAGCTCCACCTCCACCACCAGCGTAAGTTACACATGAACCTGTTATATCACTTGCTTTACCATTTCCTCCAACACCAGCTACGTTTGGAGAAACAGTAGCGTTTTGAGCAGCTCCACCTGCTCCTCCACCACCACCTGATGCTGTGTTACTAGGAGTTGATGCTGCTGGTCCTGTATTTCCACTTCCTGCATTTCCATGACCACATGAACCTGATAAACCAGGTTGACAAGATTGATTAGAAGCACCACCTGCTGTTACTTGATAATAAGCTCCAGATCCACCACCACCTGATCCACCACCACCACCATCTCCTCCTGTAGGAGGAGAGCCAGGTTCACCTTGAGTTACACTTACACCTTTTCCACCGCCAACTGCTGTTAAACAAAATCCTGTTGAATTAGTTCCAGCACTACCACAAGCATTAGGAGGGCTTCCTGCAGCAGCACCAGCTCCTACTACAATTGGATAACCTCTATTACCACATACTGATAATTCAGAAACTTCTACTAAACCACCAGCTCCACCACCGCCACCTTGGTTGGTACCACCAGACCCTCCACCTGCAAGAACTAAAACTCTTGCAACTCTAGTTCCTGGTTGTGTAGTAAATGTAGTTGATCCTGTGGATGTTGTGGATGTAAGTTTACACTTCCCGAAAGAAGCTTGATTACTTTTACCGATTATTCCGCCATTAGATCTGGCCATGTGAGTCTCCTATTCGGACACCCAAGCTGTGCCATTCCAATTATATTTGGTAGGTGTTTCCGATTCGTCGTTTGATTTTGTTGCTTCCCAACCTTGTGTGTTGTCAGCGTCGTATTTTGTTTCGTTCCAAGAAATTATATATCTAACATCATCTTCTTCTGTAATTGTTGGATAAGTTATTGGTGCTTGCCAATCGTCACTTGAATCTAATGACCATGAAGCATGAGGTTGTTGTCCTAAAAATTTATCTTTTACAGGATCATAAATCATTCCGATTCCTGCATATTGTTTTCTAAAATTATTATTGTAAGAAGTTTGTTTCCAGATTCCACCTTTAAAAAAATTAATACACCATGTTTCACCATCTTGGTGCATGTCTGAAGGAACACAATCGTTTCCTACAACTACTACTCTTTCAACTACTTGATGAGTATCTGATGTAAATCCTGTTGGATCTGCTTTTGTTTTTAATTCTGCGAAATGTGCCATATTTTTATCTCCTTAAAAATTATATTTATATTTTAATTTTAACTTATTGTCAACGTTCCAGATACAGTAAATGATGCTACTTTACATCCTCCAGCTGGTCCTGGTAATGTTGCTAAACTGTTAGTTCCTGGTGCAACACTTGCTGTTGTTGATCCTGGTACACGTACTACAACGATACCTGATCCACCTGCTCCACAAGAACTTCCTGGTGTAGTTCCACCTCCACCACCTCCAGTATTAGCTGTTCCTGATACACCTGCAACTGGTCCAAGAGGACCACAAGAATTTCCACCTCTTCCTCCACCACCAGAGCCTCCTGATCCATAAGCTGCTGAAGGTAAATTTTGAGTAGCTCCACCACCTCCACCACCTCTTGTAACTGAAGATCCTGTAATACTATTTGCTAAACCATTTCCACCTGCACCTGCTGCACTTGGTGATGCATTACTTCCTGTCGCTCCAGCTCCACCACCACCACCAGAATATCTTCGCGAAGGTTGATGATTACCTACACCACCACTATTACCTTGGGAAGGACTTACAGGTGGAGTGTTTCCAGCTCCAGCTGTTCCAGATGTGCCGACTCCACAAGGAGAAGCACCACCACCAGAACCTCCTGCAACACCATTACTTGGACTACCAGAAGCGTTTCCTCCTCTACCACCACCAGCAGAAGTTATTGATGAAAGAGTTGAAACATTTCCACTATTATTAGAATTTCCACCAGCTCCAACTGTAACTGTATGACACCCTGAGTTTAAAAATAATTTTGCTCCACCTGGAAATGAAGTTCTAAAACCTCCAGCTCCACCTCCACCACCTATATTTCCACCGCCCGCACCACCAGCGATTACTAAATAATCTGCTCCAACAACATCTGGATCTCCATCAGAAATTGTTAAACATCCTGATGCTGTAAAACTTGCTATTTGATCAACACTAGAACCATTTGCTACATAAGAAACTGAACCACCTGGTGTTGTTGATAATGTAATTCCTTGACCTGCATTTGCTCTTGCGATCACGATACCTGAACCACCGGAACCTGCTTGAACTGGAGTAGAATCACCAGCTCCTGGTTGACTAGCACCACCTCCACCACCTGTGTTAACTGTGCCACTTACACCATTTGCCGATGGACTATTGTCTCCGCCAGCTCCACCGCCGCCAGCTCCACCTGGTCCTGGAGGACTAACTAATGGTGATCCACCACCACCTCCACCTCCAG